ATCAGCCGGTGCAGGCTGAGCGTCCGTTACGAGAGGTTGGGTATCGTCCATGTGATTCCGAAGAATCCCCGGTCAGCCTGGCCGGTAAGGTTTCGGCGCGACTATATCACGCAGGTTTGTCAGATTGCTGCGCATCTTTGATTTGCGCCTCACCCTGTTGTTTCAGACGCGACCACAGTTCAACGACGGCCTCCAGCGGCAGCTTGCCCAGCCCCGCCATGATCAGATTGACGTCGTTGACGGACAGGTCGGTCAGGGTGATCTTGATGTCGTTCATTTCTTGGCGGCGGGCTTGGTTGCGGGGGCCGGGGCAAGCCACGGCAATTCCGGCATGATGACCGGCGGGTTGATCTGGTTGTCGATCTGCTGCGCCACAGCAGCCTCAGTGGCGGCCTTGTTCACGCCAGAGTCCCAGCACCAGCCCAACACCTGCTCCTGCGTCAGGTCGGCGTAGGGCGTGTACGTGCCGTCAGCTTCAGCGGCTTGGGTGAAAGAGCAGGTGGAGTACACCGTGCCGGTGTAGGCGCCGTCAGTGCCCGTGCAGCGCCATCCGCATTCGATGACATATTCCGGCGGGGTTGCGGTGGTGGGGGTGGTGCGAAGCCATTCAATCTTCCAAACAATGGTGGTCATGGTGTGGTCCTTTCGGAAATGCTGAATTACGCGTTCGCAATCGTCGTGACGGTGCCGCTGCTACCGCGATATTTCAAAGCCCCACCTTCAACATAAAGCTGACCCATTCCAGCCGGAGAAGTAGTCGGCGCGGTTCCGTTGGCAATCCCAATAACTTTTGCAGCAGACGTGCCAAAAGAAGTCACCCCCAAGCCGAGGTTGCCGGAGGAGTCGAGGCGCATGCGTTCGGTGTTGGCGCCGTTTGCATAAAACACCAAAGATCCATCTGTCAACCCCCCAATCCCAGATGACACAGTGGGGTTAAATACAAGTTTTTGGGCTACGCCACCTGTGTTGCCAATCAAAACTTGGGAGTTATACGTTGGATCTGGCGACCCAACTACATGTAGCTTCGCCTCCGGCGAACTCGTCCCAATCCCCAGCCCGGTGCTGGTGAGGCGCATTTGTTCGGATGACTCTGCGCCAAATGCCAAATATCCATTGCCAGCTTTGAAATAATTTTGTCCGCCGCCGGAGTTATTGCGTATTTCAATTTCGTTGACTGACGAAACTGAGCGGACAAAAAGCGATGTTATATTGTCAGGAAAGCGAGGGAATACTATTGTGGAACCATATACGTTACCAGCTTGCAACGTAGTCCCATCAAACGTCAACCCACTCCCGCTAGTCACCACCTTGCTGCCGTTGAGGTAGAGCACGCCGTTGGCGGTGCCAAGCGGCATTTCGACGGCGCGGGGGAAGGTGTAGGTGTCCGCCGCCCCGGGCGCACGCAGTTGAGGCGTTGCAGTGTCAAGAGCGATGACTTCAAAGGCTGCCATGATTTGTCCTCAAACTGGTGCGTAGGCGGTGCCGTTGCTAGACAACACAGTCTCAACAACGTAGTAGCTTGTGCCGGCGCTGTTCTTCACTTCCTCGTCAACGGAATACGGCGTGCCGGCACTGCTGAGCACAACCCACGGCGGCCCCGGGTTGGGGCTGGCGTAGTCCGTTGCGAGGGCTGCAACGGTTCCCAAACCAAGGGAAAGCCCGTTGCGGATGGGGATGCCAAAGAATGGCATGTTGCGCCCGTTACTGAATGTTGATCGGCTTGGCGTACACGGTGCCGTTGCTGCCGATCTGGACAGCACTCACACGCCACGGCGCGCCCGTGCCACCCGGCACAGCAAACGGAATCGGCGTGTTCGCCGGGATCGGCGTGTCAGACGTCGTGGCCGTCACGCCTTCGCCCACGCGAACGTAAGCCGCGGTTGTGCACCACACGACCACGCCCTGCGGGCCAGCGGGCCAGCCTGTGGTGCTGCCGGCAGTGCCGGTGTACGAGGCGGTCTGCGCGGCAAAGGCGGCGTCGTCAAGAGGCTTGAGCAGTTCCACGGGGTGTCCTTTCGGGCCGTCAGGCCAAGAATTTGAGCTTGTACAGGGTGCTTAGATACAGCCCGACAATCTCGTCAATGATGTTCTGCAGCGGCGTGTCGGTCTTGTCGCAGACGTCGTAGCGCGTGTCTTCCAGCGTCTTCAGCGAGTCCTGCAAGAACTCCAGCACGCTGTTGGTCTTGGTGGCCTGCTGCAACTCAATCGGCCCGATCAGCCCGTGCCGGCCCTGATACGCCTCGGCGAACTTATCCGCCAGGTCAATGATGCCGTCATAGAACGCGTTTAGCGCAACGTGCTTGGCGTATGAGCGCGTGTTCAGGTGCGCAGAATGCGCCACATCCCGCGCGAGAAACAGGTGGCCGATAAACGTCTCGCAACTCATACCGGGGCTCCTTCGGGCATCGTTTGCGGCGCACCCAGCATGCCGCCAGGCGAAGCCGGGGCCATCGGCATAAACTGGCGCTGCGCAGCCTGCAGATCACCCACCGCCATGATATCGCGCATGGTCTGAATGACCATTTCCTGGATCTGCTCGGGCCTCATGCCGGCCTGCACCACGCTCAGGCGCTTCGTCTCGGAGTCGTACTCCTTGATCTTCAACTCCTGCGCTTCCATCGACTGGTTCACGCGTTGGAGCATCTGCATCATGCCCTGCAGTTCCTGCGTCAGCACTTGGATCTGCTGGTTCGCCGCCTGCAGCGCCGGGTCTTCCTGATCCTGCAGCAGCTTCGGGTCAATGGTCTTGCGCAGGCGCTCAGCAAGCTCGTCGGCGCCCGGCCAGTCCATGTTCTTGACGAACAGGTCGCCGGCCACGGCCCACAACTGCGGCGAGCCCTGCAGGATCTGCGACATAGCGTCCATCGCCTCTTGCCGCTTGGTCAGGTACGACGGACCCGTGGTGACCACGACGTCGTACTTGCCGACGCCGGGGTTGTAGATCTTGGCGATGACTACGCCCGACTGGTCTTTGACCTCACGCACCGGCTCGGGCTGCATCGGGTCCAAACGCGCCATCTTGGTCTGGCCGTCCACGCCGATGATCCGGGCGATGCGTTGCGTGTCGTAGATCTTCGGGATCAGATCCACGATCTGCCGCGTGACGTAGCGCACCGCACGGGCCAGGTTGTCCACGTAGTGATAAGTGCCGGTGTCGGACTGCTTCTCGCGGGCCAGAATGGCTCGGCCGCTGCGCTCGTTGCTCGTCGCGCCCAGGCTGCTGTCGTACTGCCCCGTGGTGGCCTTTAGATCGTCCGAGGCGCCCATCTTGGCAGCGATCAGGCCCTGCTGGGCCATCGGCGGCTGCGCACGCTGCGGCAGCGGGAACGAGTTGCCAGCGCCGTCAGTAGCGTCAGGGTTCACCTCCAGATACGGCCAGTTGGTCGTGTTGGCGGTCTTCCACTGGTGCTCATAGCCCTCAAACTGGCCGCCGTACCCAATGAACGGGGCTTTGGGCGCCAGCGCCAGCATCTCGGCTTCCTGCGACACCCAGTAGTTGTACATCCGCTGGGCGTCCTTGGCATTCCTGACCAAGCCGCTGATGTGGATCTCGCCGTCCACCTCAAACTCGTTGCCGACAACGCGCACCACCGGGATCCACTTGCCGGCCCAGTCGCGCTCCTCGAGGATTTCGTACCCGTTGGTCTTGCACCACTTCACGCGCTGCTGCTCGGCCTGCCGGCTGCGCATGGGCATTAGGCCCATAGCACGCATCTGCCGGTCCTCTGGAGAGTCTTCAAACGCCGTCATGCCACCGGGGTACAGGTGCAGCGTCTTGAGTTCCTTCTCAATGTAGAAGTACTCCGCAATCCGCACCATGTTCTCGTTCAGCCAGTACCCCGACGTCGAGTCGCCCACGCTGTACGACAACAGAGTCGAAACCGGCGCGGCCTTGGGGTACAGGCGCTCGTATTCTTTCTTCGTCAGATCCTGCGTGATGAAACAGAACTGCGCATCAGCACCGCACGGATCTTGAATCAGCGGGTCCATGTACACGCTGAACGAATTGCGGATGCGCCCGATGCGGATGTCCTGGTCAAACGTGTCCGGGTCGCAATACTCCGTCAGGATGCGGATGTAGCCCTCGCCAAACGTCACCTGGTTCTCGCAGGCGGTGTCGTAAGCGACGTCCGCGTCGGACATGTACTCGATGTGCCGAACGATGCCGTCGAAAATCTCCGCGACTTCCGGATCGGCCTTGTCGTCCGCAGGAATGATCTTGCCGCTGGGGCGGTTCTGGCGCTGGTCGTTGGTGACCGACTTGACGTGCTGCGGCAGCTTGTTGATCGTCAGGCACGGCCTGGCATTGATCGTCTGGCCCTGCACGCTGCCGCGGGTAGCCAGCACGTCCTGCGGCCACTGCCACGAATTGTCCGAACTGCCGGCATAGAACTTCAAATCGTCCAGCTCGTTTTGTCGAGAATTCGACACCGCAGCCTGCGCCATTGTCATGCGCTGACGCATCTCGGCCAGAAAATCCGCGTCCTGCTTGCCGCCAGCAGCAGCCACGCGGGCCCCGGCAATGCCGGTGGGGTCGGAGGTGCGGTTGTACGAAGCCATTACTTCTTCTTCGCAGACGCGGGCTTTTGCGCCTCGCGTTTGACACTGTACGCCACGGCCAACGCCTGTTTCTGGGGCTTGCCGGCCTGCATTTCAGCCTTCACGTTTTTGCGAAACGCGGCAGAAGACGCTGATTTCACCAGAGGCATGTCATTTTCCCTTCTTTGCCGTCTTGGCCGACTCACGAAACGCCTTGGCTGTCGGCGCGCCGGCCGAGCCCGGTTTGCGCATCTTTTCGCCGCTGCCGGCAGCAATGCGCTCGCGCTTGGCGTGGATTGCCGCGTAGAGGCCGGGGTCGCCGGGTTTTTTCTGGGGCATGGTCAGCACTTCCAGCGTTTCATGGCGGCTTTGGCCCGCTCGCCGTCCTTGGCCTTCGCGGCCACGCCGCCCATTCGGGCGCAAAATGACGCTTTTCGGCCCTTATCCGCCTCAGTCTTCGGATTTGGCGCAGGCGCCTTGAGATTCGACCCCGTTTCGCGGTTATAGCGCTCGCGCCCCTTGGCCGTCAGGCCCGCGCCCTGCGACGTGGGCAATTTCTCGCCCCGACCGACGCTCAGAGACACGGATTTCTTCGCCATCACCGCTCCCGGAGGCCCTCAGTGAGCCATCCAACCCGCCGAAACGACGCCGCGATCACTGATCGAGCGGCGCTGCTCCTTGGCATTGTACTCCCTGTGGGCCAAAGGGAAAGCAAATGTGCATGCCAGCGCGTCGGCAGCGTCCGGCGACGCCAGGCCACGGGCCTTCATGTCTTTCTTCGACTCCAAATACACCGTGCCGCTGCTGTTGGGCTTCGTTTTCGGCCCCGTCAGGTCGGCCTTCAACTGCCTGTCTGCCGGCACATGAGCCGATTTCAGCCAGTCGCGCAGCGCGCCCCACAGTTCGGCGCGCTTGTTGCCCCACATCACGCTGGCCTTGGCCTTCCAGCCAAAATTCACGCCGCGCACCTTGTACCGCTGCTCCGTCAGGCGGTCCAAAATCCCGTATCCCAGCCCGCCCTCGTCAATCACCGTCAGCGCAGGCTGAAACTCCTCAATGGCTTCGATGACGTGCCCCACCACGGTCATCGTGTCGTCGCCACGATACCGTCGAATGGCCACCAGATCACGCCCCTGACGGGCCACGATCACGGTCGAGTCCGCGCCACTGCGCGCGGGGTCCACGCCCAACACAATCGGCGCCGTGGGATCCTTGTACGCCGGCCGCTTGACCGCGTCGTCCACCAGTCGCGGCGTAATAAACTGGTCTTCGCCGGCAGCAGGAAACTCCCCGTACACCTCAACCCGCGCCTCGCGCGAGTCCTCGCCGTACTCGTCAATGATCTGCTGGTAAACGCGCTGGTCCGTGCCCTCAACGCTGCGGGCATCAATCTGGATGTTCTTCCAGAAGTCCCGCTTGGCGTGGAAACACTCAAAAAAATACCCTTCATTGCGCCGCGGGTTCGAGAACGCCAGCCAATACCTGTCCAGAATGTTCTCCGTGAAAAACCCCGCGCCCACCGCCCAGATCGGATCCGGGATACCCGACGCCTCGTCGAATATCAGCATCATCCCGTCCATGTTGTGAGTGCCGGCATACGCGTCCGGGTTTTCCTCGCTCCACAGCCGGCCCTCGGCCGCCCAGTAACGGGTGCCCTTCTTCAAATCCCGCTCAACGATCTGCGTGAGCCACTGCGCCGGCATGAGCTTCGTCGCGCTAATTTCCCACCAGTGCGAATTGATCAGCATCGCCGACCATTTTGTGAGCTCACCCCACGTCACGCCTCGCAGCTGCGCTTCACTGTTCGCGCTGACCATCACCGTGCTGCCGATCCGCGTCGTGAGCATCCACAAAATCAACCAGCTCACCAGCGCCGACTTCCCGATCCCGCGCCCGCTGGAAACAGCCGCCCGCAGGGTGTCCATCTCCAACTGCCCACGGTTCGCCGCGATGTGATCTCTCATCATCCGCAACACCCGTCGCTGCCACCGCCGCGGCCCGTCAAACGCCGCCAACGGCGTGTTCGGCTGCCCCCACGGAAACGCCAGCAACACAAACGCCTCGGGGTCGTCCCGAATACGCGGCTCCCACAGGCGCGTCATCAGCGCCTGCTCCTCACCCGCGGTGTATATCGGTTTCTGCATCAGCGCGTTACCCCAGCCAACGGCCGCGGCGCCGCCCGCATCATCGTCGGCGCGCCCTGCAAATACACCTCCGCAGGCCTCGGCGCCGTCATCGGATACGCCTGTTCAATCTGCCGAACAATCTCACTCCACCGAGCCGGATCCGCGCCAGGCGGCGGATTACTCCTCCAATCGCCCGGCCCCGGCCGACGGCCGACCATACCCATCGCATTCGCCGTTCGCGGCACCCCGCCCATTATCGGGCCCAACGCCATCAGCGCATTCATCACATTGCGCTCAACCTCGCCAGGAATCCGACCCTGCGCCGCCGGCCCCGCGCCACCACCCGGGATTACCCCAGGCATTCCCGGCGCTACGTTCGCACCCTGCATCCCCCGCGCCCGGGGGTCCATCACCGACGGCGTTCCGCGCCGCACCAGCGCCTTGTCAGCATTCAGCAAATCCCGCAGCGTCTTATCGGCCCCAAATTGCCGCCGAAAATCCGCCAGCTCCTCCGCCGTCACTACCGACCGCCCGTTCACCACCGGCCTGTCGGGCATCGGGCCCGTCCAGCGGTAACGCGGCATCGGGGCAGCGGCCATATCCTCGGCGCCTGCGGCACCAACGCCTGCGGCACCATTAAACATCAGAGCGTTCGGCATACTCGTACTCCTTCGCCTTCGGCGCAAACCCAGCGGGCGCAATACCGCCTTCCTGAGCCGGCGCGGCTATCTTACCAGCGCGTCGCTCCGACGGGGGCGGCGCCGCCGTTACTGCCGCAGTCCGTTCACCGGCAGCTAACACCACCGGAACGGCGGCGCCTATTCTTTCCACGGGTATCGCATCCTCCACCTCCACCGCCAGCCCACGCTGCAACCGCCCGTTCGCAGCCTCCAGCGCCGCCACCACACTGATCTGCGAATTCACATCCACCTGCACACTCTGCTTCGCCACCCAGTCGTGCCGGTGCTTCAACACCTCCAACGCCACCTTCGCGTCCCCAGCCTGCGCCGCATCCATCAGCACGACCGCCAGGTCGCCCTCAGCATCAGCCCGGCCCTTCAACTCCGCCATCTCCGCCATCGGGTCCATCAGCTTCAGCCGCGCAAACTCTGCCGGCAGCAGCGAAGCCCTTAACGCCAAACTGTCGCCGCGCAATCCCAGCTTCGACGCCTGGTATATGCGCTCCAACACGTCAGGCGTGGCCTTCAGCTCTCTCGGCGCTAGGGGGAGGTCTCGGAACATGGGCGAGATATTACATGTGTTGCGGGAATGGTGTGGGGCTCGGGAAAAAAATTTTGGGCGGGGGCTCCATACACTTTGGCGCCTAGCGCGGGCCCTGGCCGGGGGGTCTCCGCCGCACCCAACTCCCCCCCCTCCGCACACTGATCATCAGCACACTGACGGTTCGGGCGCCCAGCTCCTGGCCCGGGCGAGCCGCTGCCGCAGGTCCCGGCGTGCCGCTTCAGTTACGTAACAAAGTTTCACGCTGCCCGCCAAGCGGCGCGCCCGCGGCGCCATGCCGGCATCAGGTTCGGCTCGTCCTGGTCGTGATCTACCGCAGTCTCAGCGCTCGGCGCAGCGCAGACTAGCGATCCTCCGGCGCGTGTTAATCGCGTCGCGTTACGCCTGCGCGAGCGTCGCAGCGGCAGCTTCCGACCCCTCGCGGACTGCGTGTGTCACTCGTGGCAGTCTGGAAAACGTTGCGAAAGCGCGCTTCCGTGGCAGTTGTGTATAGTGGTGGCAATTGCCACAACATTGCACCCCTAATTACCGTCCTCTTA